GAAATTTGGTGCACCCACATCCGTTGGATATGGGGTTATATTTCTGTTAAAAAAATTTACTAGAGAATTACCAATCTCTGAATCATAGCTTTCTCTGCCCTTTGCTGAATTTTTTTTAGTCATTAGTGAAAGAATATTAGAACAACCATTACTGCTTGCAGCATAAAACCAATACCGATTGTAACAATATTTAATAAATCTTTAAGTATCACTGCCCTGAAAAATAACAACATAAGCGCGGCCCAGAGCATAAGTACGATATCAACCGGTGGGGTCTTATCACTTATTCCGGTCATTAATGCCAGTAAACTAGGTACAGTAGCACAATGTAAAACTATATTAGTCATCCAGGCTAATGTGTTTGCTGATATATTTCCCAACTCATTCTGAATAAAGTCTAGAACATAGTTATAGATTTTCTGAATATATGACATTTTAATTTTTTTCCTTATAAAATACATGATTTCCAATCTGTGTGACTTTCTCATATGGCCAATTTGGTTTCACATACACTGCATGATAATATATTGCATTTTTCAAACTGTCAAGCCTAAATCCTTCAAGTAGAACCTTTTTAGCAACTTTATAGCTTTCTTGATATTGAATATTATTTGGTTTCTTGAAATTATGAGTACAGTACCAACTAAATTGACATACGACTTTCTCCATGACAACTGTTTTCTCTGTTACTACTTTGCATACTTCTTTGGGAAACTTTGGATGGTCAACCCTATTAAGTGTGACCTGTGCAACTGCGACTTTACCTTCAAAATTCTCATTTGCTGCTTCTTCATATATATTCATAGCCAAACAATCTAATGTTTTGTCTACATTGTCAACGGTTACATATGATTTATTTTTGTTGGAAATCTCTTCCTTTAAACTTACAAATTTATAGGTAACTATAAGATTTAATAGGAAACATACAAATATAATACCTAAGATTAAATGAATAGTTTTTATTGATAGTTTCATTATTTTTCTTTCCTTTATAGAGGTAATACTAGTATAACATAGCAAAATATGTTTGCATACTAATTTGGATTATATAATCCAGCAGGTACAGTTACAGTGTATAACTTCTTCTATTGCTTGTTGCACATTATAATCTGCAGGTAATTTATTTCCTGAGGTATATGTGTTATTTAGATTTATGGGGATCAGATCCATTACAGGTGACCCTGCAAAACTGCCAATAACATTAGATTGTCCCAAATCTAAGACCTGATTATTAATTATATATACTGGTGCTTGCAAATCATTATTAGGCATCATTAGTTCGCCTAATTGGTCCGGCTGAATTACTTGATTATTTATAGTCTGTGTCTCGGTACTAGGAGTCGTAGTATACATCACTCCGTTCAATTCATAATTGGTTGTGCCATTACACATGAGTTCTTTCGAACTTATTTGATCCAATGTTCCAGGAATAGTGTTGTCTAATGGTACACCAATAATCTGCAATCTTGCTTTATTTCTCGACTCACGCATTACTCCTACAATACTTTGACCCCCGATATTATCTAAATCTGCTATAGCTTCTAGGGTCTGTGCTTCCATATGTGGAAATGTGTTTTGTGCGAAATCATATAGATTATCAACAAATGTTAATGTAGTAGTAGGGAAACTATTTAATTTTGTATCTCTTGGAATCTCTACATTAGGCAATGCTGTATATCTAGCACGTTGCTCAATAGCTAACTGACTACCAAACTGTGCATACAAACTTACTAATTCTTGTGTGTAAGGTAAGTTATTACTATATATTGACTGAATCTCTGTATTAGCTTGAGTGATATAATCACTAACAACAGACTGCATTGGAGAAGGATATCCTGTGGTGCCATAAGAGGTGTTTGTTCCAGAAGTACTCCTATTACCATTACTCTGTACTGCTAAAGTTGCTGTGGGCGGCGCCTGTGGGCTTATAGTCCAACCACTACCGCTACCGCTAGAACCAGTATTAGTCAACGTTACCGAAATCACTTTTCCAAAAGTAGCAATATCGTTTATATCTGTACCTATAGTACATGTTGCTTGCGCGCCGTTTGACAGACTTAATGTAGGTGCAGGTGCATTACCTCTTCCATATCCGCCTCCGGAATTAGTTATTGCGATACTACCTACTTGGTATACCCCGGGCGATGGTTGTATAATAGTTAAACTCATTGTACACTGTTGCCAAGTTACTGCTAAGTAAAGCTCTATGTATATATTTTTTAACTTATCAGTTTGTGTGTTTTTGATTAAGCTATTTAATCTACTCCAATTATAAGGCAACCCACTCATTGAGCCGAAAAAATCACTGGTAGTATAAGTTAAATTAGGTCCACTACCTAATCCTATTACTCCGAGTCCAGTACTCATAGATGACGTATCTACTGGAACGTTAGTGCCATTAATTAAGTTCAGGTTAGCTATAGTTTCAATATTAAACATTACCTGACTAAAACTCTCAAAATCAGCACTTTGAATATTTGTAATCTGTCTTACTGTATAGGAAAATGCGCCTGCTGCTATAGCAATTTCTGTTGGTAAAATATTAGTTAGATAAGAACCAAAGCCTTTGGGAAGTTCTTGAATATTATTATCTGTGGTAGTATCGGCAATATTAGGGGTACCGCTTAAAGTAATTGTACCTATAATATCCTTTATAGCCGGGCTAGACAGATTATTATTCACTCCAGAACCTACATATATAGGATAATAAGTTTTACTATTATTTACAGATTGTACGGTGTTGTATATCGGAACTGTGATAGTTTGATAGCTATTAGGAAACATTTTTTTGATATTCAATAAATCAGCTAATGATTCTATTCCTTGTGTCTTGCAATTCAACGGTATCAAAATATCAATTAAATCTTGTCCTACTATAATTAGAAATGCACCATAAATTTTCTGTTCTTGGTCTATGCTAGGATTAGCTGTCCCGTTAAAAATATTTTCTATAATCTGGCTTTCTAGCCCAGATGCTAATAAAGCTAAACTCAATGATTGAGTAACTGCACTATACTTAGCTATAGTTTGTAACAAGGTAGATGGAAGTCCAAATCTATCAATTGTAGCTAAATCTATTACTTTTCCTAGAGTGATAGCATCTTGTCCAAATATTCTCGGTGCTAGTGATATATTAGTTACATCACAAGTGATTAAATCATTCATATTACTATAAACACCCTTTAAATAATTAGGTCCATAGTAAAAACTATTAATCTGTGTGTTAATATATGCGGCAAAACCTGAACAATTCATGAAACTAGATAAAAAATCCTTATATACAGGCATACCTGATCCGTTAGGTACGCCATTATAATTGAATTCATTCCATGCTTGCAAGGCAAAACAACGTATAAATCCCCATTGTGTTACCGAGACATTAGTATTAGTAGTATCATATGGATACCATGTCGCATCTTGTCCTTGACCTGTATTTCCTGATATACCATAACCTGTGGTTGCCTGACCACTCCATTCATTGCTAGGGTCATTATTATTATATGTACTGGGTCTGCTATTTCCCAGAGCAGGTATAGTAGTATATCCAATAGATATTAGATTATTATAGATAGTACTTATTAATACACCTGAGTTGTAAGCATTATATATGGCATAAGTTAGCCAGAACAGACAAGTATTTGTGACAACCGTTCCTGGAGTATAATCAGTATTAATCTTGCTTATGCCCATGTATGTTTGGGCATTTGGATTTATTCTTAATCCTATGTTGTCAAGCAAACTACTTGCACTATTAGCACCTAGAGGGCTCTGCTTTGTTGTCTCACTCATGGGACGTTAATATCCGGACTTCCCTGAACAATTTTGTGTCCACAGTTATTACCTGAACCTACTCTTAATACAGGTGAACCCTCACACATCACGGTTGAACTTCCATCTGTTGTTCTTGCACGGCGATGACGTTTTTTCTTTGGGTGCGGGGTGATTGGACTTGTATGTAAACCAACATTTATACCATTCGCAAAAACATTTTTTGCGCCGCGGACAATCGCTCCGCCGGCATTGTTTTTGTCACCCTTTCTGCTTAATTTTGCCATATTATCCTAATATGATTTTCTTGTCAGGAACTTTAATTCCTGTAGTTACTTCTAGATACTTGTTCTTTATACTCTCATCAGATTCAGCGTACATCGATATATTATTAGTATTTATCGTTACTAATTCGTTGTGTCCGCTAGTAAACAAGCTTGGAATCAATCCCATACCTTGATGATTGGGAGCGACACTCAACGGTTCTATTACTTTAATATATTGGTTGTCTACTAAACTATCGACTTTCGCAACTACTTCTTCTCCACTATTCAACTTAAATGTGTAAACCTGTCCTATATTAATCATTACGCAGCCGCCTTTAGTCTTTCTGTTAATTCTTTAAATCCACCTACTAGTTCATCATTTAAAAATATCTGTGGTACACTCCTAGCATTAGGAACACTACTTAATAAGTCTTCTTTCGTATATCCGTTACCGATTTTTTTCTCTATATACTCTATATTGTTCTGCATAAGAAGCAACTTCGCTTGTTCACAGTGACTACAATTATCTTTGCTCCAAATAATGGCCTTCATCTTTGTCTCCTTAAATATCTGGCAATTCTGTGTAATTAATATTATCACCCATAACACCAATCACATAATTAGTACTTTCATTTTCTTGTAATGCAGTTTGTTTTTTACTGGTATCACTATGTTTATTGAACCATGGAATGGGAGTAGTTTTGGGTGCAGTATTCCAATACTTTATGCCAATATCTTTCAGAGCCCCAACTGCGGTGTAATCCACAAAATCTTTCAATATATTAGCATTCAGGCCTATTACCGGGCCGCGCATGAATAAATAATCTGCCCAAGATTTTTCTTCTAAGATAACATCTTTATAGATTTTTAAAACTTCTTCTTGACATTCTATTGCAGCTTTAGCAAATCTACTATCTTCTTTAACTACTTGATTGATAATATATGCGGTCCAAGCTTTGTGCAATAATTCATCTTGCAATATCAAACTAATGATATTACCGTTACCAATAAATATTTTATTCTCGACCATAGCTAGACTAGTAGCAAAACTTACCATGAATCTAAATGCTTCTAATGCATAACTTGCATGCAATGCTAGATATATAGCCTTGATATGTGTATTTTCATCTACTGCACTTGGATTTAATTCATTTAGTGAATTGATTTTATGCAGACTATCATAATAACTACCCACACTGCTTGCCATTTCAATAATTTCTTTGGTGTCGTGAATCGTATTGAATACTTCTTTAGGTACATTATAGATATTGCGAATAATATGGCTATAGCTGCGGCTATGTATATTAGTCTCAAAAAAAGTCCAATTATAAACCAATGCTTCTAATTCTGGTAGACTAATCACTGGGGTAAAAATCTGGCTGGGTCCTCTTCCTTGAATACTATCTAATGCAGTCTGTCTCAACAGATTACTAGTAAATATATGCTTTACTGCTTCACTAGCATCTTTGAAATCATTTGCATCTTTAGATAAACTGATTTCTTCGGGAACCCAGAAAAAACCACGAGCAGTTTTTTCGAAGTCTGCAATCTTGTTATACTTTATCTCTTCGAATCTTTGAATG